GTTCATGAACTGCCCGGCCTGAGTTAACATGCCGGGCGTTTTGGCGATAGAGCAAGCTAAGTTAATTAGGGTTGCTGCTGACTGTGCCAAGTTTCTTTTCCATCTGAGTCAGATCGGCAATCATGGCGTCATGCCTACGTTGCGACTGCCGATAGTTATTGTCCATAGCCACAAGCTGCTGATTAAGGGGCTTAGCTACCTTGCCATTACCAGACAACCTAGCCTCTTTCTCATTCTTGCTACGTACTTCCTCAAACTCTTGTTTGATTTGATCCAGCATTACAGCGGAAAGTTTGATCTCAACCTTAAGCTTCTGAGCATCAAACCTAAGCTGCTGCATCTCGATAACTTCAAGGGCCTTCTTAGTATATGCCTGCATAGTTTCTACAGACATGTTCAAAGGAAGGTGGAACTGCGCAACGGCCGTGCTCCCAACTTTATCAAGAACGATGTTGAAGGCATAAGTTACCCCCGGCTCTACAACCTGAAGAATTGAAGAACCCGGAGCTTTAACGTCTCTTACCTGTTTTACTTGCGGCTTCTGTATCGTCATAGCGGCTTCTGTCCTATGTTAGTAGAGGTTGTCATTTTCACGGCTGGCCCCGCACGGCCCGCAGACATTGGGCTAAGGACTTCTTGCGGCGTCGGTGCATTTGTAACACCGCGTGTTGCAGACAAACCAGTGTGCCTTGGTTTCCGATAGGCATCTTTGTTCGCCCCGCCTACGGTTTCCTCATGCCGCCATGCTTGGTCCATCATGTTGAACACAGTTTGCGCAACGGAATAGGGACGAGTATAGGTGAAGCCGTGATAGTAATACTGATTGTCTATCCTTATCCTATTCGAGTGTCCAGGAAGGTCTATGAGGAAAGTAACTTGCTCCTCTTCTAGTCCTTTCTGAATACGAATAGCGGTTCGAGCTTTGTCTTTAAACTCAACCTTAGCCTTCTTTGCTTCTTCCGCGTGTATCTCATCTTCGATCTCCGAAATAAGTTCTGCCCGCTCCTCTGAAGAAAGAAGACCATCGTATGAACTATCGTCTAGGGAAGGAGCAACGGTTATCTCCTTCCTAGAGAGCTTAGCGTAAGTGTCGTGGCGACGAGCAACCATATTGCACCTTAAAGGTTAGGGGGGCATTAGCCCCCCACAAGACTACTTGAACACTGCTCCATAAGCAGAGACAGACTCAATACGCCCAAAGAAGTCCTGGTTTTCGATGAGCGTACCATAGTAGGTTTTCCAACCCAACTGCCTTTTCTGATTGAGAGGATCGGACTTGTCGGCATCCTTGAGATAGCTAAAGCTAACATCGTCAAGAACAACCTGACCGTAGGCACCCCGTGCGAACACGAACGTTGGGTAGACCGTGAGCCCGGTTGTGTTACCTGGGAAGGCAGGCGGAACCTGTGCGAGCCCAAGCCCCGTAATGGTAACAGTCGTGTTAGCGGGAAGCTGAATAGCTTGGCCCGTGAATGGTCCCTGGCTAGGTCCAGATGTGCAGAGCCCAAGGTATGTAGGTACAGAACTACTCGCCGCGCTCACGTACACGTTAAACGTATATCCGGGGACGTTAGGAGTGGTAATGGTAAATGAACCAGTGATAGAGTTACCAGTAGACACTACTGCTACATAGGACTCATACTGATTCTGTGTATCGGAACCAGTAACCTGGACCGCATACGTGCCGCTTAGGGTTCCGCCGCTACCAACGGAGGAAGGAGTTACAGCCGCATAGCCTGTCCAGAAAGGCACCATGTTGGACACGCACATGCGGATGCCGCGCCATTCGCCAAACTCATAGTTATAGAGACGGTTAATGTCACTATAAGAAAGGGCGTTAGTGATCGTCGTATCCGCGTACAAGTCAGCCATGACGAAGGGGTGCATCACACAGACATAGTGAGGCATGCCACGAGGACTATCGGAGGCTTTAGCTCCGCCGCCCTCGGCGTCAAGCACGATGTCCGTCATCTCGTCGCCATTGAAGCGCGGAGCACCCAAGGCTACAAGCTGAGCAAAAATACGGTTGAATGCCTGACCTGTAAGGACGTTACCGGAGGCGAGGCTAGCACGCGAGCCACCAGCACCGATGTAGTCAACCTGTGTTCCGGCCATAATCGCATTGAAGCAATTACGCTCAAGAGTCTCAGAGACCTGGAGAGCAGTTAGCTCGATAGCCTTCTTGAACAGAGGATGCTTGATCGTCAACTCAGCAACATCAGTAATGATGATTTGATCGCCCCACTGCTGGGCAGTAGCCGTCACCTGGGCCAACGTCATTAACTCGCCTGGAGGTGGCGAACCCTCGGTAAGTGGCTGGTAAGGCAGCGGAACACGGTTGAACCGGGTAGCCGTGTAAGTGTTGCCACTACCTTTAGGCAACGTAAGCGGATCGCCCAAACGATAGACAACAAGCTGACGCCGGACAAGAGGAAGGGTTTCAGTTGCGATATAAGATTGAATGTCGCTACTGAAATTAGTGGAAGTATTGGTCACAAGCTTACTCCTGCCTGTAACCCCATCCTACTACGCTAGAGGGGTATGTTTTCCAATCTCTTTTTAAGAGCTTCTTTATCTGACGAAGAGTTACGGCGACCTGGCGTAGAGGCACCGTCACCCCGCGAGTTACTAGGTTTGGAGACTGGCTTACGACGCGTAGGAGTGGGCTTGCTGGACTGTTCTGCCATTTTCAAAGCTTCTTCTCCGATCACGTTAGCGAGTATCTGCTCCCTGGGAATGTTCCAACCATTGTTGCGGGCTTGCTGCAATTTCTTCTCTACCGTACCTTGATGCCGCTTGTAAACCTTATTTACAGTGGCCTTAGCGTCATACTGTGCTTTGTCTGCAGCATCGTTGCGGTAGAAGGCATCCATATCGCGCTGAAAATTCATCTGCGCGCGAATCTCTTGCAGCTCGTCAGAGGTGCGTTCTTCGGGCGTCATTGCCGCCCGGCGCTGCTCCCGTTCCGCAAGCTGCGCATGTTGCCTCTGGGCTTGCTCCCGCTGCTGTTGCGCCGCAAGCTGGGCTGCCCTAGCCTCTGCTTCTTCCGCCCGCCTACGGGTCTCCGCAAGCTCTTTCTCGCGTGCCTGCCAACGCGTCTGCGACCGGCGCTGCTGAGAAGGCTGGACCTCTACGCGGTTCGGCCGTTGCGGCTCGTCTTCGGCTTCGTCCGGTCCCGGTGCATCGGGGTCTTCGTCTTCGAAGCTTTCTTGTCCGCCTTCGCCGCCGGGTCCTTCGTTTCCTTCATCTTCTTCATCTTCATTGAGCGGGCCCTCTAACTGTTCGAGATCATCTTCATCATCGCCTGGCATCATGGTCTTTTACCTTTTGCAGCTTTTATACTAACAACTTGAAGCAACTTCCCCGCGTCTTCCCTAAGTCCTTGAACTTTATCCCCTACGGCTCTTATTTGCGACTTGGTAGCGTCAAACTCCGCAGTTGTAAGCTCGGAATGAACCTTGAGTTTAACCTGTAAAACCGCAACTTGCTCATGTAATTGATTAAGCCCCTCAGCTAGTCTGTCTAACCTAGAACTCTGGCTAGTAACTACCCAAAACATAAGGGGCACTATCAAGGCTGTTAAAGCAGTTCCCACCCACTTAAGTAAGTCATGCTCAGTTATGACCTTAACGGGATCAATGCTTGAACGAGGTACATCTACCATGGTACTACCTTTATGTTAGTGGACCGGACTGTTAGAGCTACGAAAGAAGCCTAAGCTACTAGCACTCAATAACAGCCCGGTCCTTGACGGGGGAGCCGCAAAGCACCCGTCAATGCTCTAGTTCCTTAAGTTTAGCCTCCAAGCTATCTATGATAGCTGCTGTTGTTTCATTAGAGTTCTGCACCCATGTATGCTTGTACCACTCAATACCACCTACTATAGCGGTAGCAGCATACACGGATATAGTAGAAGAGTTCAAGCTAAGTAAGTCCCACACACTATTAAAGTGTGTAAAAACATAGGCGATAATTGCGATAAGTCCCCCTTGGGTAGCAGTAACTACTTTATGCCCGAGCTGGCTGATGATAGCGGTAGTGGCATTAAGCGGAACGTTTACCATAGTACTAGGACTACTCATCTTCATCTCCAAAGTTGCGGCACCCTTGGGTACGGGGGAAGCTGGGTCATAATGTGGCACATAATCTTGCGGCTGCATAGAGGGTCCGTCCGGCGTGTTCCACATCTCACACTCAGCCCGGCGCCGGTTTTCGAGGCCGGGAATTACTTTCTTTCCCGTAGCGCGGCCATGCACCCATAGCTTTAGTTGAGCGGGAACTTCGTTAGCCTCTCCAGAATTAAGTAAACGAAGAAGAGTAGAGCTATGGAAGTCAGAAAGTCCCACGTTGTAAGCGAACGAAACAAGAGCTGTAAACTGGTTATTCGTGACAGGAACCTTAACATACTTGCGCACCCCTTCTTCAAAAGGTCCTAGTTCCTTTGCATAAGCCTGGTCTATCTGCTCCTTGGTCATTACCGTATCGCGAGTAACACCATTAGTGAGCCCTGGTCCTATGTTCCAAACTCCGCCAATAGCGTCCCAAGTAGACTTGTAGCGGCCATCAGGAAGCCGGCCTTCTTTGCCTACCCACTCTTCGGATTCAATAAACTGCTCAAGTGGAAGGCTTACCATGCTAGACCTCCCCCCAAGTATGACCTAACCAAATATGCCATACACAACTTTTGGATACACCATATCGTTTAGCTACTTCTTCCGCCCACTCTATACCATCAAGCCTATCAGTGCGACAATGACGACGATAAAGTTTTTTTATTTCTTTTGCTTGCACTGGAGTTATAAGCGCTTTTCCTTTATAATAACTACGACCCTTCTTATCCATATCTTTATTGTTGTCATTAGTTGTGCCCAAGAACAAATGCTTTGGGTTAACGCAACAAGTAACATCACAAGAATGACAAACTTTTAACTTACCTGGCGCTACCCCTGTGTGAAGTTCATAAGCAAACCTGTGAGCCTTTACTGTCTTTCGTGTTCGTAGTTGAAACTGGCCATACCCATCCTTATCCACGGCACCCATCCATAAATGACAACCGCTATTTGGCTCAGGTATTGACTTCTCTTCAAAACGTTCTATAGTAGAAGCATCCATTTAGCGAGCCCTCCTATGGGGACGATGATAGTTGAAGCCTTCATCTACATGGCCGCAGTCCCTAACCCCGCTACTATAGAAAGTACAACCGTTGCGGAAGCGATTCTTAACTATGATGCGGTTAGCTATAGAGGAACGCATAAAAGCGGAACGGCTAAGAGAGCCATCAAAGTCACAAGCGGCACCCACATGGTGTAGAGAGTGACGAACATGGCCAGTAAGAGAGAAGCAATGGATAGAACGGGGACGATAACCGGCAGAGGTTAAATCGGCGATTAGAGACTGGAAGCGAGTAGCTAGATGGCGGGCAACTACGATCTGCTTGTTAGCGGCAGTTTGAACAGTCACCAAGTTAAGTCCGGGGGGAGTGAAGTAATGAGCATGATGGTGAACGTGATGGTAATGGTGGGCATGACGATGGTGGTGCTTTGCTTCCACCGAAGTTGAGAAGAGAAGAACTAGGGCTAAGGTTACTAACCGTAACATACTACCTCCTAAGCTGAACCGCCGCGCTGTGGTCTTGCAGCTCGCGCGGCTGGGTTCATTTGATCGGCAGGAATGGCCCCAGGAGGCGATTGCGTACCCGTGGGCAGCCTTCCAGGCATTGCCCCCTGCCGGGGCTGGCCTGGCATTCCTCGCCCTTGCTGGCCCCCTGGGGTGCCTGGCTGGCCCCCAGGTGCGGCAGCCATCTGCTTTTTCTGAAGGCTTACCATATGTTCTTGGATATGTGCTCGCAAGGTTGCATGGCTGTCGGCAATAGGACCGCCAGTCTTGAGGAAGTTGAGATGAGACTGGAGGTGTTCCTGATCGTTGTCAAGAGGGGAGACATGAACCTGAAAACCATCCATGAGCATAAGGTTCTCTTGCTCAGCCGGTAAAGACTGCGTAAGAGCAGAGGGCCTAAATATCTGCCTAGAGAGGCGTGGGCCAAATGTAGACTCGATAAGCTGGGCAATAGCGGGCTGGAGAGTGAGGGTATAACCCTCATAGAACTGTGGAGGCACCCCGCGTAGAATGTTCATAGCAGCTATTTGCTGCTGTATCTGTTGCGCGTTCCTTGCAGCCTCTACGCCTAACCAGCGAAACTCTACCCGTTCGTTCATTTGAAGAGGCTCAACTTCCTCCATCTGGGCTTCAACACCAAGGGGGCCGTACTTCTTAATCGTAAGCTCGCGGTCCCTAAACTGATAGTCCAAATCAATGAACCATTGAAGGAGGGGAGTTAGTATCCCTTCCTCCAAAGTCGTAACAGCATCAGCCGTTGTAAGGATATCCACCATCTGCTCGTTGGCAATGTCCGCCTGAGTTGGCTTCTTTTTGCTCGCACCCTGTGTAATAGTCGCTGGGGTGACTGAGAGTATTTGAAGAATGGTATCCTTCGCGCTTGCGGCAATTGCGAAACCTTTCTCCCAAAGATCGGGGAACTGGATAACTTTAGTTGAGTTAGGGTTGCACTCCCATATAGCTGCCATGCTCATTATCATGGAGGCTACACGAGGGTTGTCGTTAGGATCGGTCATGACAATAGGCATGAGCGAGTACATAGCCGAGTCCATAGCTATGTTGACAGCATCGTTAGCCTTGTACTGCATGTCGGCGCAGAACTTAACTCGTGAGTCACCCTTGAATACACCTGCGGTTTTGACGACTGGGCATGAAAGGATGGGGACTTTGCTGTTCCAATAAATGGTTTCCCGGCACCCAAGTGCTACACCATCTGCCTTGATAAAAGTTTGGCAAAGTTTCCGAGATGTTTTTGGCTTGGTATCCTTCTTTCCATGAGGCTGTGACTCCGGAGCAGGAGACTCTTCCTTGAGCTTTAGTTTCGTCCATACCTCGTAAACCTCTAGCGGCTCTCCCTTACCTAGCTTTATACCCAAGTTCTCCGTAAGCTTCTTCTTTATATTCTTCTCAGGTATCTTTTGCCGGACATCCTCTAAAGACTCTATAAGGTCTTCCCCGGCTTCTTTGTCGAATACTCCCTCGTCTTTAAGTCTCTCAATCTCAGCCTTAGAGTAGCGTCTAATAATTGCGACCCCTCCACCCCTTTCAAGAGCGTCCTCAATAGAGTCTGCACTTGCTGGGAAGATAACAATATCGCTATCGTGTAATACCTCGATCTCTGGGCGTCCATCCAGAATCTCCTCGGTTACAATAGCCTCATCTTTACCTTGAGGTTGCGTGGCACCCGACTGGGGATTTATTGGGGAACGGACTCGTTTCTTGATAGTGCGCCTAAAGGAGCGCCAAGAGAGGCTGAGGTGGTAAGAGCCCTCCACGTCGCCATTGACGCAGAGCGCTGGCATAATCTCTGTACGGAGTCTAGTTGAGCTAATATAGTGCTCTGCGAGGCTGAGCAAAGAGTCAGGTATCGTACCATCCGTAGTAATGGCTTCAACGTGTCGCTTGGATTGGGGGAAGATTTGATTGACAAAGCGAGTTTTCCTTGCTTGGATTGCGGCATTAACAAGAGGAACGAAGACTTTAGAGTCACCAGCATAAAACTGATGCTCATTGATCTTACAATTATATATGTCCCAATAGTCAGCTAGATCGTCAGCGCGCTCTTTCTGATCCTCAAAAGCTTTGCGCGCTCGCTCGTAAAGCTTAACAAGCTGCTCATCTATGTCCTCATCACCTAACAGGTGCTCAGGCTCAGTGTAGTCCTCAAGATAAATTAAGTTATTACCGGCCATCTTGATCTAACTCAAAAGCCAAATGAATGGCTACACAACCAGCGTCTTGTAGCTCTGTTGGGGTTATGTTGAAGTACCCCAGATCAAACTTAGTCTTGGGCTCCACGTCCCTAGTAAGCGTAATGACACAC